GCATGCCCAAGTCGTATGCCTCGCTCGGCACCTCTGCTGGTGGCCCGCTGGCCCCGACCCTGACGCTGGCGAACAACACCATCGCCGAGGCGGTGCAGGAAGGTCAAATGTACGTCAGCGTGGATACCACCCCGGCCATCGGCGACATCGTCTATGCGAAAAATGCTGACGGCACGCTGACCACTGCCGCCCCTGGCGCAAGCGCTCCCGCCAATACCCGCGCCATCGGTGCGACTGTCCAGCGATACCCGGTCGGCGTTGCCGGTCTGGCGCTGATCCACATCAAGTAAGGAGGCCGCAATGCCCACTATCTCGACCGAACACGGGTATCTGAGCGGCACTGCTGCCGCGCAAGGTTCCGTCACCCTGGCTCAAGACGCCGCGATTGTGGAGGCCGCATACCGCGAACTCCCGAAATTCGGCGTCCATTTCCCCCGCTCGTTCATCGCCCAGGCGATGGCCGGCATTGGCATGGATGATGTCAGCACCGGCATGGATGCGCTGTCCCCGCTGGCCGCTCCCATCACCACGCCGAGTATCACCACCCCGATTCAGTTCCTTCAGGCGTGGCTGCCCGGATTCGTCAAGATCGTCACCGCCGCCCGCAAGGCTGACGAACTGATCGGCATCTCGACGGTCGGCGCGTTCGAAGACGAGGAAGTCGTGCAGGGCACGATGGAACCGCTCGGCTACGCTCAGGCCTACACCGATGCCGGCAACGTCCCGCTCGCTTCGTGGAATTCAAACTTCGAGCGCCGCACCGTCGTGCGCTTCGAGATGGGTGCCCGCGTTGGCGTACTGGAAGAAATGCGCGCTGCCCGCATGCGCGTCTCGACCGCTGCCGAGAAGCGCAACAGCGCAGCACTGCAACTCGAAATCGTGCGTAACGATATCGCGTTCTACGGCTACAACGGCGGCAATAACCGGACCTACGGCTACTTGAACGACCCGACCCTGCCGGCGTACATCGCACCGACTACCGGTGTGGCTGGTGATGAGTGGGCCGACAAGGACTTTCTCGAGATCGTTGCCGACATCCGCAAGATGACCTTGCAGCTCCAGACTCAGTCCGGCGACCTGATCAACTCCGAGGACGTGCCGACCACCCTGGGTTTGGCGACCGCGATCTATCAGTACCTGTCCGTCGTGTCCGACTACGGCATCAGCGTGCGTGACTGGATTCGCCAGACTTATCCCAAGATGCGCATTGTCTCGGCTCCGGAACTCAATGCGGCGAACGGCGGCGACAACGTGGCCTATCTGCACGCCGACTCGGTTCCGGATTCGGGCTCGGACGATGGCCGCGTGTTCATCCAGATGGTGCCGTCGAAGTTCATGGCGCTGGGCGTTGAAAAGCTCGCCAAGGGCTACGTCGAGGACTACGCGAACGCAACCGCTGGCGTGCTGGTCAAGCGCCCCTACGGCGTGGTCCGCATGAGCGGCCTGTGACCTGAGCGTAACGCAGGGCGGGGCGGTACAATGCCCCGTCCGATTACGCACGCAAGGAGAAATGATGGCAAAGCAACTGATGGCAAAGCAACTGATGGCAAAGCAACTGATGGTCGTATCCACCCTGACTGCCCCGCAGCGTTACCAGCAGCATGGTCGCGGCGTCAATCGTGGCGTCCCCGCGCGGGTCGTGCATGAAGTGCTGATCAAGGGCGGAACCGGCCTGGTGGATCGTTTTGAGCGCACACTGATTGGCGTCGAAACTCCGATCAGTGCCGAGGATGCGGAATTCCTGCGCGGCAATCGCCAGTTCCGGAAGCACATGGAACGCGGATTCGTGAAGATCGTCGAAACCGGTGTCGAAGCCGAGGCCGTGGCGTCCGAGATGGAAACCCGCGATGGCTCCGCCCCGATGACCGAGACCGTGCTCGAACAGAAGGCCAAGAGCGTCAAGCCCAAGGGCAAGGCTGATTGATTCAGCTTGACGTGCTACACTCAAAGCCGGGGAGACCCGGCTTTTTCATGTGGGGTGCCAAGTGGCCGATGTGATCACATTCAACGCTGCAAAATTCCGCGAGCTTTTCCCCGCGTATTCGAACACGACCGCATATCCCGATACCCTGCTGACCATCAAGTGGGAAATCGCCATCGGGTACGTGTCTGATCGCAACTGTGGCCGCATGACCGATGCAGTGCGCGAGTACGCGATCATGCTGTGCCTCGCTCACCTGCTGACGCTTGATGCGTACATCGCCAGCAACGGGAACCAGGGGTCTGCCGGCATTGTTACGTCAAGCTCCATCGACAAGGTGTCCGTCAGCCTCGCACCTCCCCCGATTACCTCGCCGTGGGATTACTGGCTGCAGCAGACGCCCTATGGATCGCAACTGCTGGCACAGCTATCTGCTGCATCGGTTGGCGGGTTCTACGTCGGCGGACTCCCTGAGCGTTCGGCGTTTCGCAAGGTCGGGGGAGTCTGGTAATGGCCCGCATGGAGCGCCGCACGCCTGCCGAGGCCAAGCAGCTGATGCAGCAGATCAACGCGCTTGACGGCTTGCGTGTGTCGGTTGGCTGGTTCCCGTCTGCGAAATACCCGGATGGCACGCCCGTTGCGCAGGCGATGGCCGTCAGCGAATTCGGGTTCCCGCCGCTCAATATCCCGCCGCGTTCGTTCATGCGGACCACTGCCGCCGCGCAGAGTGGCACATGGGCAGAGACTGCCGAAATGCTCGGGCGTCGCGTGTTGCAAGGCAAGATGACGACCGATCAGCTAGCCGAGGGGCTGGGCATGATGGCCGTTGGCGACATTCAGCGCACTATCTCGCAGATCACCGACCCGCCGCTATCGGAGCGCACACTTGCTGATCGACGGGCGCGCGGGAACAGCAACACGAAGCCCCTGGTTGATACCCGCGTCGCGTTCAACACGCTGACATTCACCATCGAGGGCTCGTGATGCTCGTCCCAGGCGCAAACCTGTTGAATATGTCATTGCGGCACATTCAGCCGCAGAAGCCTGTCATGCTGTATCGATTCATTTCTCGCTCTCGGGATACCAAGGGCGTATTGGTGCCGACCCGCAGCAATGGCGTGCAGATTGTTGCATCGGTGCAAGCTGTTCCGCGCCAGTTGTTTGACCAGCTTGGACTAGACCGGCAGCGCGCCGCCGTGACCATCTTCACGAAAGAGGTGCTGAAGGACGTGGAGCGCGATGGAATGGGCGACCAGATCGAATACGCTGGCCGGCTCTACGTCGTGCAATCGCTCACCCGCTGGGCTGAACAAGACGGATGGTCTGAGGGTATCTGCATCGAAGTCCCCGCCACGACTCAGCCGGTTGCCGGGCCGACGCCGGGGGTATTCACATGACCGACGCGGAACTCGGTGTGCTGATCACGTCGCAACTCACTGCCGCACTATCGCTGGCCGGCGTGACCAACGGCATCGTGCAGCGTGACTTTCAGCCCCAGGCAGCGGGGCCGAACAAAGCCCCTACCCTGGTGTATCACGTCATCTCCGACCGTCGCTACGGCTGGCCTGCCCGGAACTATGCGCAGGGCTCGCAGCCGGGTATCATGTCGCAGGGCTACCGGCAACAGCATGAGACCACGATTCAAGTCACTGGATATTCGGACGAAACCAGCGGCGCGGCGTGGAATGCGGGAGACCTGACAGCCCTTGCTGCAGCGTGGTGCGCATCGGACGAATTCCGGGCCGCAGTGAGGCTGAAAGGGGGCGGCGTGTTGCGCGTGACTGACATCAGGCGTCCGTTCGTTCGGGACGAGCGGGACCAGAATACGATGGCCCCGAGCTTTGATGTCATCATCACGCACGCCCGCACGCTCAAGCTGCCGGTGCATGAAATTGATCGTTTCGAGACGGGCATCCGTCGCGTATAGGAGGCAAGGCCAAAATGAGTATTTCGATCCGTCGCTATGTCGACATTACCAGCGCGGTCGGGGCCGGCTTTGCCGTCCGTCAGCGCGATCTGATTGGGCGAATCTTCACGTCCAACCACCGGGTGCCTGCCGGCGTCGTTCTGGAGATGACCACGGCTGATGATGTGCTGCAGTATTTCGGCGCAAGCTCTCAAGAGTACCTGCGGGCCGTGTTCTATTTCGGCTTTGTGTCCAAGTCGGCGACTCGGGCCAAAAAGATCAGCTTCGTCTTCGCGTCGCCTGACGACGAGCCGGGTCGGATCTACGGCGGCAATGTCACCGGTACCCCGGTAGGCACGATTGCCGGCATCACCAACGGAGCGGCGTCGGTCACGCTCCAGGGCATCGCCGTGTCGCTCGCTGGCGTCGATTTTACCGGCGCTGCATCGTATGCCGCCGTCGCTCTGATCCTGCAGACCGCCATCCGCGCCGCCAACGTGGCCCCGGCATTCGCCAATGCCGACGTGACTTATGATCCGGTCAGCGGTGGATTCAATGTCGTGGCAGGTGATGACGGCGCAGGCGCGATCGCCTGGAATGCCCCGACCAGCGGCACCGATCTGGGCGTGCTGCTCAAGCTCAATGCTGCGACCCGCTTTGCCATTTCGAACGGTTCGGACGGCCAAACCCCGGTCGAGTCGGTGAGCGAGTCGGCGGTGGCTGACAACAACTTTGCATCCTTCCTCTTCATCGACCCATTGACCTTGGACGAAGAGGAGTCCATCGGGCAATGGCTGGCTGCGCAGAATTTCATGTACATGTACTGTGCAGGCTATTCGGACGTGCCGAGCGCGCAGGCTGCGTATGCCCAGCTCGGCACGTACCCCGGAATCGCCGCGACCCTCTCACCGGTGGCCGGCGAGTTCCCGGAAGTGCTGCCAATGGCGATCCTGGCGGCAACCGACTTTGAGCGCCGTGCCGCGAACAAGAACTACATGTTCCAGACTGCATCCGGGCTCACTGCCAGCGTGACCAGCAATGCAACCGCCGACACGCTCGACAGCGTGCGTACCAACTACTACGGTCGCACCCAGACGGCGGGGCAGCTGATCGAGTTCTACCAGCGCGGCAGCCTGTTCGGTGGCCCGACCGATGCGACCGCGATCAACGTCTATGTCAACGAAATTTGGCTCAAGGACCGCGTGTCCGGCCTGCTGATGGAACTGCTGTTGAACCTCGAAGCCCTGCCTGCGAACAACACAGGGCGCGGGTATGTGCTGGCCCAGATCCAGACGGCAATCGATCAGGCCATCCGAAATGGCGTGATCAGCGTCGGCAAGGAACTGACCAGCACTCAGCGGTTGTACGTGACCGAGCAAACCGGCGACCCGCTGGCGTGGCTGCAAGTCCAGAATGTCGGCTACTGGATCAACTGCACGGTGCAGCCCGAGGTCGCGCAGAACGGTGAGACCGAGTACGTTGCATCGTACCTGCTGATCTACAGCAAGGGCGACGCCATCAGGAAAATTGACGGGAGCCATGTGCTAATTTAGTTTCACTAATGCACAATGGAACAACTAACGAGGATCAATCATGGCTACTGATATCTCCGGCTTCGGCTTGCAAGTCGTTTTGACTGCAAGCAACACCTTCCCGAGCGGGATCACAATCACGCAATTTGCAGACGATGCGGATCCGCTCGACCAGTCCAGCATCCAGATCGCGGACAAGGCGATGGGGCTCAATGGCGACCTGATCACATGGTCCCGCGCAAACCCCTTCACCCCGGTCCTGAACGTGATCCCGAACAGCGAAGACGACCGCAATCTGGCCGCGCTGTTCGAGGCCAACCGCCCGAGTCGCGGCAAGGCTCCGGCGCGCGATGAGATCACGATGTCGCTGATCTACCCTGACGGCGAGCAGGTATTGCTATCCGGTGGCCGGATCACTGATGGCATGCCGATTCCGTCCGTGGCATCCGCTGGCCGGTTCAAGACCAAAAACTACGCCTTCGCGTTCGAAACGATGTCGCGGAGCAATGCGTAATGGCGCGATTCGAGCAATTCCTTGACCCCGAGCGGGTCGAGCTTGAGGGCAGGGACGGCAAGATACGCGTCTTCTGGCTGTCCCGCCTGCCGGCACTTGAGGGACGAGAAGTCGTCCTGCAATACCCGGCAAGCGGGCTGCCGAAAGTGGGCGACTACGCGACCAACGAGGCCATGATGCTCAAGATCCTGGCCCGCGTGGCGGTTGAGCCGACCGAGGGGGCGAACCCGATCCCGCTGGAAACCCGCGCACTGATCGACAATCACGTCCCGGATTGGGAGATGCTGATCAAGCTGGAAGGTTTGATGGTTGCGAAGAACTGCAGTTTTTTCGCGGACGGGCGGGCCTCCACTTTCTTCGCAGGCTTGGCGGGGAAAGCCCAGGAATTGGGTATCCAAATGTTGACCCAATCGTTGGGGCAGTTATTGGGGACCGGCTCGCCACCCTCCACGAACTGAGGACGGTCTACACGCTTGAAGACATGATGGACATGTTCGAGATCGTGATGACACGGCGGTATAACGAACACCTTGCGGCCAAGGCGGCAAAGGGGAAGAAATGAGCTTGCTGGATGTCTTCGCCTACGTCTTCGAGGCCGACACAAAGGGCTTCAAGCGGGGCGTGCAGGAAGCCGACAAGCAAGCGCAGGACTTGGACAAGACCGTCAAGCGAGCGGATCAGTCCGCTGCCGCGCTTGGCGGGCAGTTCCGTGGCCTGATCATGTCCGCAGGCCAAGCTCTGGCCGCGTACATGTCCGTATCTGCGCTCATGTCGGCCAGTGCTGCCGCTGCTGCCTATGCGGACGAGATCGGCAAGGTGTCTTCATCCTTGCGCGTCAATGCGTCGGACCTGGATGCATGGAGCGCGGCCCAGGTGAGCGCAGGCGGCACCGCGCAAGGTCTGATGTCGTCGGTCGGCAAGCTGCGCGGCATGCTCGACGATCTGCGCACCAAAGGCGTGAGCGAGACGGCGTACACGCTGCAATATTTCGGCGTGTCACTGCGCAATGCGTCGGGCCGGATGAAGGAGCCGCTTGAGATCCTGCAGTCGCTGTCGTCCCGGTTTGAGCGTCTATCCGCTGCGCGACAGGTCGATTTGGGAAAACGGCTTGGCCTGGATGACGGCACGATTGCGCTATTGCAGCGCGGTCGTAGAGCGGTGGATGAGCTTGTCGAGCGTCAGCGAAAGCTGGGCCAAGTCACCGAGCAGGACACCGAAATCTCCCGCAAGTACGCGGCCCAGGTTGAGGAGACGAGGCGCGCGTTTGGCCGTCTTGCGCTTAATGGCAACTCGGTCATCTTGCCATATCTGACCCGGCTCTATCGCTGGTTTGCAGACGGCATTATCTGGATTCGTGAAAACCAGGATCTGGTGACTGGTTTTGTGATCGGCGTCGCTGGGGCGCTGACTGCGTACTACCTGCCCGCCATCGTCAAGGCTGCTGCCGCGACGCTGCTGTGGCTGGGGCCGTGGGGGCTGATCGCAGCTGCAGTTACTGCTGTCGGTGCCGCAATTGCGCTGCTATGGGAAGACCTGCAAGTCTTCCTGTCTGGCGGGGATTCTATGCTTGGACGATGGGCCGCGAAGTGGCCGATTGTCGGTGTGGCAATCCGGGCGCTGACTGGCGATCTTGACGCGGTGAGCGAGTACGCCGAGAAAACCATGGGCGGGCTGATTCAACGCGTCCGGGCCGTGTGGGAAACATTCGTCGGATGGTTCCGCAGCCTCGGGGAGATGTTCTCGGGTTTACTCAGCGGGTCGGCAGAGGGCATCATGAGCCTGATGGGTGGCGGCAATATTGCTGCTGACCTATCAGCCGGTCAGATTGCGCTATCAGTCGGTGGCGCTGCGCCAATGGCCGCTACGTCATCATCGGCGATCAGCAATTCCGCTTTCCGGGGCGGAGACCGGACGAACACAGTGCAGATCGACCGCGTAGAGGTGCAGACACAGGCCACGGATGCGGACGGGATCAGCCGAGAGATCGGGGCATCGCTTGACCGTGAGATGCGGTTTGCGCTGGATCAATTTGACGACGGGGTGGAGACGTGACCACGGCAGCGGATCAAGATGTAGTCGGGATTTTTGATGACGAGTTCCGGCAGCTTGTCGAATCGGCCCGCCCGATGCGCGCTGCCGTGTCTCCGTCTGCAAAGCTGATGACGCACCCGCGAGAGGACGGGGCGCAGATTGCAGACCACCGCATCATCAACCCGCTAGAAATCGAGATCACGGCCATTCTCACCCCGGCTGAGTATCGAGCGGCCTACCAGCAGTTGCAAGACCTTTTCCGCCAGTCCCGAGCGGTGACTGTGCAGACGCGGGCGGCGGTCTATCCGAATATGGTTCTCGTCGGGCTGCCGCATGACGAGTCCCCGGAAGTGGC